TGATGCACTGCTACTCATAGTAAATGTTGATCCGTTAAGCGTTAATGTCCTAGTATTAGCGTTATTAGAACCAAATGTGCCAGTAGTAATAGCGTAATTACTTCCTGACGTATTAAGTGTTCCATTAGTTAAAGTTATTCCATTAGAGCCAACACTCAGAGCAGAACCTAACGTCCATCCACCACCAACACCATTGAAAACAATATCCTGACCAAATGCAACACCATTGGTAGTTACAGTTTTACCAGTAGTTGTAGCGTCAAATGTTGTCGTACCTGTATAAGTACGAGTAAAGTTAGTTGCTTGGAAAGTTAAACTTCCGCTAACAGTCAAGCCAATAGACGTACCGGCTAACGTCATAGTTCCATCTAAACCAGACGCAGTAAAGTCGTTACAGAGACGAGGCGTATTTGCCATCGTAACGGTAAAGTTGGTTGTGCCGCTATTTGAGTTCGCATCAAAAAATACGCTATCAGCAGCAGTAGGAACAGATGCACCAGCAGTAGCAGCACTCATAGCTTGAGAAGCAAAAGTTCCGCCAACAGAAACCGTCCATTGACCTCCGCCAAGATTGGCGGTAATGGTTCCTAAATTTGTGTGGTTGTTTGACCAGACGGTATCACCAATAACTACCGTTCCAGCAGTTACTGTTAGTGTTGTGCTGGCGCAACTTGCTGTAATTGACTTGCCAGTAGCAGTAGACCAGTTAGTTGTGCTTGTTGAGTTCCACGCACCTGTTCCACCTACCCAATAACGGTCTGCCATTTTATTCCTCTACTGGAGTAACAGCAGCAATCCAATTGTCTAGCCTTTGCTGCTTTATAGCCTCAATCTCAGCGTCAGTTAAATTGTGATCGTCTGGCAAATGAATTGCATCACAAAAGTTACCGTACTGAGTTTCAAATGAAAAATCAATTTTTATGTATTCCATATATCCACCTTATGCTAAAGCAACACAACGCCATTTCAATGTTTGGCTGTTATACATAAAACCTACCGTTAAAGGCAAAGTTTGAGATCCGTTAGTTGGAGATGGAACAGTTACTGTACTGTTTTCTGTATTGACCCAAGCAATAGTCTGCGTTGCGGCGCTAGAATCATAGATACGAACAATACACATCTGACCATCTACAGCACTTGTGGTTGTTAAGGTAATACTCATTGCAGCCGCAGAAGTGGCAGTGATATTGTGTAAGCGGTGAGTAATTGGAACCGTAACAGTATTGCCAGAAATCGGATTAACAGTATAGTTAACCTGTGTAAACGTATTAGTTGCACTAAACGTGTTGGTTGCGTTGTTGGTTGTAAACGCACCAGATGAACCGGTGTTAACTGCAAGCGCAGTTGCTACACCCGTACCTAAACCAGATACACCGGTGGAAATAGGTAACCCTGTAGCATTAGTTAAAGTGCCTGATGAGGGTGTACCAAGTGCTCCACCGTTGACAACAAATGCACCAGCAGTGCCTACGTTAACGCCAAGAGCTGTTACAACACCTGTACCTGTTGTAGTCGTTGCTGGGGCTACTCCTGCACCACCGCCAAGAACTATGGCACTTGCCGCCAACGCAGCAGAACTTGCCAGTGTTCCTGTTGCAGAGTAATAAAGCACACCGCCAGACGTTCCTGATGTCAACCCCGTACCGCCATTAGCAACAGGAAGACCGGTTGTAAAATTTATGTTTGCATCGGGAAAAGTAATCGTTCTACTTGCAGATAACGTTGTTGGCGTTAGAGTTACTTTAAGAGATGTTGTACCACCCGCACGACCGATAAGTTCAATACCATCTTGTGTAGCAGCAGCTCTAGTCAATACCCCTGATGCGCTTGTAGAAGTAATCGATGTAAACGCACCCGTATTGGCGGTAGTCGCGCCAACCGTTCCGTTGATATTAATACTAGCTGTGCCCGTTAAATTAGTTACCGTGCCGCTAGAAGGTGTACCAAGTGCGCCGTTAAAAAGAACAAACGCGCCGGCAGAACCTGTGTTGACTGCAAGAGCTGTTGCAACTCCAGTACCTAAACCAGACACGCCAGTTGAGATTGGCAATCCTGTAGCATTGGTTAAAGTACCTGATGACGGTGTACCAAGTGCGCCACCGTTAACAACAAAAGCTCCGGCAGTACCAGTATTGACCCCGAGAGCAGTAACTACACCTGTGCCTGTTGTGGTCGTTGCCGGAGCCGATCCAGCGCCCCCGCCAAGAACTATTGCACTTGCTGCTAACGCGGCAGAGCTTGCAAGCGTTCCTGTTGCGGAATAATAAAGCACGCCCCCTGAAGTACCAACGGTCAGTCCTGTACCGCCATTTGCTACGGGTAGCGTTCCGCTAACATGCGTTGTCAGACCTACCTTACCCCAACTTGGCGCTACGCCCACACCGCCTGAGATTAACGCGTTACCAGTGGCCACGTCGGCTAATTTAGACAAAGCCGTAGTCGTGCTGGCATAAAGCAAATCACCTACAGCATAAGACGATTGTCCTGTGCCGCCATTAGTAGCAGCCAACGTGCCGGTAACGCCTGTTGAAAGCGGAAGCCCTGTAACGTTTGTAAGCGTTCCTGATGACGGTGTGCCAAGTGCGCCACCGTTAACAACAAACGCGCCTGCGGACCCGACGCTGATACCAAGAGCTGTAACTACACCTGTGCCGGTCGTTAAAGTAGTAAGGCCAGTAGCAGAAGCATTAACTGCAATAAGTTTGTTTGCATTGGCCGTTAACGTCGGCATCTTGTCAAAGCCAGCCGCGATTGAATCCAACTCTGCGCGCATGCTGGCCGACGTAGCAGCCGATCCAGTTGTTGGAAAAGTGGTGTGATTGTAAAAATTGTTCGACATTATCTCAATCCTCTGCGGGTGGTGTAATGCAGTATTACGCTGTTTATTGTGAAAGGTTGGTAATAAGGCGATCCAGATGAAATGCGAAGCAAAATATTTTCTCCAGTACCTTTAATTTCCACGTCACTTGGCGCTAAAGTTTTGCCGTCCCATGAAAACGCATCCCAAAGAACAGTATCCCAATTACTAGCAGCAAAAGCATTTGCATACGTAACGTTTGACTCTTGACCTATATACGTGGATGAATAAGCAAGGTCATAAGAAAATTGAAATTCGCAATAACCAGACCCAGTAATTTCAAAAGAACCGCGACGGTATCGTTTTAGTAAACGCGGCGAATTTTCAGAATTATAGTTAAGAGTAAGTAGTGCATTAATCTCTTGCCCATCAAAAGACGTGCCTGCATCTAACGCATAAACATAACCATTAGTAGAACCAAAAAACATTGTTTCGGTAGTAAACGAATCCGTGCTTTCGCAAGAACACGTAACCGGATTTGGAAAATAAACCGGCATTGAACCAAGCATTTGACCGTTGGCAATGGTTATGTAAAGTCCATAACCGTCTGAGAAAAATAAACGGTATTGAGATTTTTCTCTATTTATTCCGCTGGCCGTTACGCGGTTTCGCCGAGTTTGAGTAAACGGTCGAATATTTAAAGTTACAGACGCAGAATCAAAATTGCCGTAACTTAACGTTGCTTGTAACGTTATAACGCCGCGATTATCAAACGTATATGTTTGACTAATGTTTTGCCCGCTATACGCTTTTGCACCGGCACCAGTATTGTAAGCAGTTAAACTCCAACTTGCTGAATCAGTGCCATACAAAATATATGTATAGTTATCCGAATAAATAGCCATTGCGCCAGTTGATTGATCGCCGGGCTGTATAACAAAAGCAGTTACGGGTTCAGGTTGAACAATTTCTCCGGCACCTAACAATGGGGTCCATTGATAAGGAAAACCAAGAGATGAAAATTGTATCGAAGTATTAAAAGAAAAAAACAAATGTTGTTTATGAACGGCAACATGAGTTGGCACATCTGTAGTCATACCGGTTTTAATTGGCACATACACTGTGCCATCAAACTCAAATCCGCGATTAATACCATCGCATCCATAAGCTTGAAGTTGGGCTGCTGATCCACCAAAATTACCAAATACAGTTTCAACTCGTCCATCGGGCAAAAGCGTAATTGCACTTTGAGCCGCAACAACTGTTGCTTTATTAGATGCGGATACTTGAAGAATTTCTCCGGCGGTAAAATTTCCAGAGGCGCTGGCAAATATTAAACGGCCTGCTGCTGTTCCTGCGCCCCAGCTTCCGGTCTCAAGCACAACTCGCGTTACGGTAGCGGTTCTGCCACTAGTTACGCCAGTAATTACATTACCGTCAAATATTTCAGCCGTGCCGGTATTAAACGACATCTCAAAGCCAAGAGGTACATTAACCCAACCTGCCGAAGACGATTTATAAATAGCCATTGCAGTACCGCCGGCATTATTTCGCCATGCATAAACAATGCCATTTATTTCTACTACTCCACGTATTTGGCCACTGCCCGGAACAACGTTAATGTCTGCCCGATAAACGTCAGCAGCAAGTCCTAAATATTGGGCGTCTATCGCTGTAGTTAGTGTGGCCGTTGCAATTAAAGCCGCAACAGTACCTTTAGCAACGCCAAGAACATTGATAGTTTCACCGACAGTAAAAACGCCAGTGGATTTTGTGTAATAAATACTTCCGCCGTTAACTGCAATAACGGTGCCGGATTGGCCAGAAGTAACGCCAGCGATTGAATCGCCAACAGAAATGGCACCCGTTAAATTAAGTTGGATGGAACTGTAAGTAGCCGTGGAAGGAGCTGTTTGGCCATCATAACGTTCATACCCTTCGATCCGAGTATAGCCGCCAGTAATTGATGCTTCAAAATTTACAGCGTCTCGGGCAACTCCGCCGGGAAGAGCTAGAGTCGGAGTAATGAGGTCTAATCCACCTTTTAGATAAATTAGATCGTATTGAACTTGGGGGGCAGGCATTGGCATAAATGCCCCTCCTTATGCTAACGGCGGACCGCTAACTACCGTTGGAATCTGATCTATGTCAAATCGTGATGAAAGGCGTTTATATTCAAACTCACCGCGAGACATAACTTCAGGTGCAGCTTCATAGCCAGCGTAATACATCATTGCTCGGTAAACAATGATCATATGAAAACGACTTGGTATAGCTGGTTCATCACCGTCAACCGTTAGCTCAACCGGCTGAGTGTAATACTCGCCAACTATAACATAGGGAATGTCTGGTATGGAACCAAAGCCAAGATTCTTATGTGGATCAATAGTAACAACAACAGGACGCGTATAAGTAGTGCGCATGTTGGAATAGATATACAAATTACGAAACGTTGTCCAGTCCATGTAATTCATCAACTGTTCGTCGGTGTAATTTGAACCTACACTCGAACACCGGAAGCTGTCACGCTTCCAGTTTCCGAATGTGGCTGTGGTTAAGCCAGCTTCCACAGGTGTGTATATTTGCTGCTGTGTAATCGTATTGAATTGAAACGTTTCCCGCAAAAACAGCCAGTCTTCTTTGCTTGTTTGAATGTCATTCCATGCGGTTTGAATCCATGTAACCATGCGTGCGTTTTCGCTGCCGGCAGTTTGCCCGGCAACGGTAGTTAACGGTGGCCCAGAGACGCCGCATTCAACTCGCAGCTGATTGACTAGCTGTAAAAAATTCATGCGGATTCAGCCAATACGTGATTTAACCATGCGCGGCCACGTGGGTTTTTGTCTTCAATTAAATCAAATGGATACGATAATCCGTGACGAGCGCGTAACTCAATTTGATCAGGAGCTGAAGGGTTGTGTACGTGTTGGCTGTAACGTGTTTCTTTCATACGCGCCAAAATCTCTACATACTTTCTTTTTACGTCAGTAGGTGTGCCGCGAATGATAGGTTGGTTCATACCATTGCAATTCACGATAACGTGAGGCGATTGGTTTTCGTCAGTCGTAGCATGAACAAGAACAGTAACGATCTCATTCATAAATGATTCTTCTGCTGCCAACTCACGAAAATCTTTAGTAGCTGCTATCGGTTCAATTGTCGGGGTATCGTCATTAATCTCGATCCCTGTCATTTTATTTTTACTCATTTGCCATTCTCCTTACGTTGAAAAAATAAGCCGTCAAAAAAGGAAGGCCACCGAAGTGGCCTTCCAAAAGTCCCTCGGAGAGAGGAGAGACGGCAACTTACAGAGCCGAACCGGGCATGTCCATGCAGTCGTAGTACGCCGCAGTGATGCCGGTTGCACTAAAGTCAGTGGTCGCAGGCGTAAACGTAACTGCCGAGCTGGTGGTGATCTTGATCAGACCAACCAGCGTGACGTTAACGGTTGACTGGGTAGGTACGGGGCAAGGATCGCCAGCGGCAACGATAGGACCTTGTGTGGTCGTCACGGTGCCCGAGGTGTTGATCCACACAGCAAACAGGCAAGCTTGGCTTGCAGCCAGCGCGGTGCCGGTCGAGAGAGCCAAGTTGTCGGTAGCTGCTTTGGATTTAAACACACCGTTGTTAGTGAAGGTCAAAGTGTTAACAGTCTTAAAAGTACCAGTGTTAGTACCTTCAGCCAGACCTGCTGCGGTAAGTGAGAGAAAGCCACTATTGGCTTGTTCGATGTTGTATGACATGGTGAAATTCCTTAAAAAGATTAAGAGACAGTTGCCGAGAACGGAGTTGCTTCCGTACCAGTGGCTTTAGTGTGTACGCTAACAAGGTATGTACCGGCGATTGCGTCAATGATCTCAATGAGGTCACCAGCATATCCACCTAACGTAGTACCGTTAAGTGTAATGGTGTCATCAGTAGAGCCGGTGGCATAACCTAATACAGCAGCTGCGCCATCGCTAATTACGTATGCGCGGCCAGACATTACATCATTAGCATTTGCCACTTTGATGGTAGTGCTGTTTGAAGTAATGGTAGTGCCGATAAAGAATCGGTATATTGAACCAGTACCTGTCGAAGCTGGCAATGTTACTGCACAACCTGCGGCGGCATTGATTGTAATAGTCCGACCCGCATGTACATCGCGACTGCAAACTATTGAAGCGGTGGTCACAATTGGCGGCGTAGCCAGTACGGCACCAATTACATCACCAACTAATTCTCCTGAATTAAGGAGGCTATAAAAAGCTGGATTACTCATAGTGTGTTCCTTTTAATAGATGCCGGGGCCGAAGCCCCGGCTAATCATTAGAGAGCGGTCACACCGGCTTCGATACGGCCCATCCATGCGTCGTTTAGACGCACAGTAGCAAACCATGTCGAGGCACCAACGTAGCCAAACTGGCCCAGTGGGTTAGCGTGGTTAGTCTGCGATGCTTTCAAGACTACAGGCTTAATCGCTTGCATGCCTTTCAATGCAACTTGACCCCAAGCATCTTCACCGATGACGATGAACGGATACACGTCAACGTTAGCAGCGCCAACTGACAGCATGCCGTTAAGAGTGCCGGAACCAGAAGCAGCAAACGAAACCAGCAAAGGCGAAGAGATAAAACGGAAGTCTTCGCATGCGCCGATCTCGCGATCGTGGATTGGCTTAAATGAACCGTAGTCTTCGACACGGGTAAAGCCGGGCAGGTTACGAATGTCGGCAACTGCATCAGTGTGGCAGAACACGATAAACGCAGGCTGCACAGCGCGAGTACCGAAATTAACGCCGGGAGCCAAACGCGAAGTTACACGACGGCAACGGTTGGATTCCAGTGTACGTGCAGTTTTACGAATTGCGTTTAGGCTGATCGCGGTGTTAACAGCAGAACGGCTGGAGCCGTTTGCATAAACAACAGTCGAGCCAGCTTTCAAAGTACCGTAACGAACCAATTCCATTACCTCGGCCAGTGTCTCGCCAGTCAGCTTGACCATTTCGCCGGGGATGTCATCTTCGTACAGCTGCTCAACTTTGTTGCTGTACTTAAACAGAACGCCGTATTGTTGCAGAGTCACAGACACGTCTTGGAAAGACAGTGTGTTGCTGTTAGGCGTAACGCCTTCAGCCAGCACAAAGTTAGACGCGGTGATCTGCGGAGTGCCTTGGTAACGTGTGCTGTTTTCAATCGTAGTGCCAGCGGTTGATGCACCGAAAGGCAGTGTACGACGGAAGACTAAAGTGTCGGTTGCGTTCATCGGCATCTCGCGCTGGGTACCGAAGTCGCCCAGAACGGTGATGGGTTGTGCATGCTCAAGCATGCCTTGTGCTGCACGGATTAGGTTACGCGAGGCAACTGTGCCGTAATTTTGAATGGCCATTGCTATTTCCTTTTAAGTTAAGTTAGTACCCGCGCTGCGTTCTAGTTTTTTCACGCTTTGCGGCTTCATAGTTCCAAAGTTCTTCTGCAGACATATCGTCTAATGTTTTAGGCGGTGGTGTCTGCCCGGGTCGAGTTGTCGCAGCAGCAGCAAGCCGCTGTCCGCGCTCTTGTTTAATATCCGACGCTGAACGTTTCTTCGTTTCATGGAACATGTCCAACATACGAATAGCATCTCGCGCTGAGTCACTGTTTGCCAAAGAACGAGTCTCAGGTGACTGTACGGTAAACCATTGCGTGAACTCTAAAGTGTTCACGGTATCCTTCCAGTTTTCGTACTTACCATCCACACGCGCTTCTTCGATGGCTTGTCTCATCTCTGATTTGGTTTGTTCGACCTGTTGCTGGACATATCCTGCCACCTGTTCGGGTGTCAGCATATTGCCTTGCGATCGTACAGACCCAAGCTGAGACGCTACATACTCCTCCATCGCGCCAGCCCACTCGGGGAAATCATCCTTGAGCTGCTCCCATTTTTCCGGGTTCTTGGCTGCATTAACGATTTGTCCCTGAGACGGAGCTTCTTGCGGGGCAACTTGTTGTTGCGCCACTCGGGCTTGCTGGAACTCTCGCTGCATTGCGGCCACACGACCTTCGGCAGTTTTTACATGGTGCAGCAGTTGAGCGTTGGCTGTTGCCAAATCATCGATCTGAGCAAGCTTCGCTCTTACGACATCTGATAATCCAGCCAGTGGGTCTTCCGGCTCCTCATCGAATGTTGCATCATCAGCAATCGGTTCGTCTTCCAGCAGCGGGTCCTCCGGTGCTGTGGCCATTGACTGGTTTGCGGATTGATCGTCAGCATCCAGTTTTGCGGCCTCTTCGTTCCAAAGCTGTTGCGCTTCCTCCGGTGATAGTTGGTTTTCTTCCACTTTGCTCTCCATTAAAAAAGTCATCTTGCGATAACTTTGAACAACGATT